ATTAAAAGATTCAACTGGAAATCAATTTTACCTAGAACAAAAAGACACTAGTTATATTGCAGAATACTATTCTACTCCAGCAACTCAATCGGTAGATATTCCAATACATTATGCTAATTGGGATGAAGAGTATTGGGTAGTGGCCCCAACACCAGATAAAACCTATGAAATTACTCTTTGTTATGATAAAGAACCTACTAGTCTTTTAGTAGATACTGGAGGTACTTACCTATCCAATAAATACCAAGATTTACTTCTCTATGCTTGTCTAGTAAATGCATATGGGTACTTGAAAGGTCCTGCAGATATGTTACAATACTACACAGGACAATATAAAGAAGCTTTAGAATCGTATGCTATTGAGCAAATCGGTATCAGACGTAGAGACGAATATCAAGATGGTGAAGTTCGGGCTCAACTTAATGTAAAACCACCATCAAGTTAATAAGGAGAAAAATAATATGGCAAATATAATACCGTTTTCATTTAGAGGTGCACTCTTTTCAGGGCAACACGATTTTGCTACTGGGGGAAACACTTTTAATTTATCTATGTATACAACTAATCCATACACAACTGCAAGCACAGTATATTTAGCAGGAACAGGTAATGGTGAAGTAGATACAACAGGTGGTACTAACTATGTTGTTAAAACTTTAACGAACCAAGCAGTTGCAAGTACAACGGCCGTCGCTTCAGTAGACTTTGACAACGTGACTTGGAGTTCAGCTACTTTCACTGCAGCGTTTGCAGCGATTTACAATAACTCAACAGTCGATGGTACACAAAACAGATTAGTAGTAGTTTTAGATTTCGGTGGCAACAAAACAGCAACAAATGGTGATTTCACTATTGCGTTTCCTGATGCGGCAACACCTGCTAATGCTATCATAAGTATGGCGTAAGGAAAAATTATGGCTCTAGTAATAAATGACAGAGTAAAAGTAAATAGTACTACAACAGGTACTGGTACATTTGTATTAGGAGCAACTCAAACTGGTTTTGAATCTTTTGCAACAGGAATTGGAAATAATAATACAACTTATTATACAATTTTTAATCAAGGGACTTCAGAATGGGAAGTTGGACTTGGAACCTTAGATGCAACAAGTGCAAATTTGGCTAGAACTACAATTCTTTCAAGTTCTAATTCAGATTCTGTAGTTAATTTTACAAGTGGAACAAAAGATGTATTCTGTACTTTACCAGCAAGTAAGGCAGTTTATTTAGATGCAGATGGAGCAGCAGTAGGTGTAGAAGGAGGTAATATTTCTACGCTTGGAGATACTTTTTCTAACTATAACGATATTAATACAAATACAACAACTACATTAGTTGCAACTAAAAATTCTTTTCTAGCGGGAATAATAACAGTTAGCGGTACTGCAGTGTGGACGATATCTGGCACTGGGGCTTTAAAAATTATTTAAAAAATAACAATAAAAAACAATTTGTTTTTTAATATAAATGGAGATATAATAAATTATGGCAAGTCAAATAAAAGTAGATGAAATAGCAGGTGCATCGGGAACTACAGTTACAGTTCCTGTAGGTCAAACATTAGATGTTTTAGGAACCTTAGATATAGATGGTGGTACTTTAATATTACCTAATGATGTAGTAACACTAACAGGTATACAGACTTTAACAAACAAAACTTTAACGTCTCCAGCAATTGGAACAAATATTTTAGATACTAATGGAGCTGAACTACTTAACATAACAGCAACAGCTTCAGCAATTAATGAATTAACTTTAGCTAATGCAGCAACAGGCAATAAGCCTATTATATCTGCAACAGGAGATGACACTAACATTGGTATTTCAATTCAGCCAAAAGGAACTGGTCAAGTTACTTTAGATGCTTTAACTTTCCCAGCAGCAGATGGAACAGCAGATCAAATTTTAACAACGGATGGTTCTGGAAATTTATCTTTTGTTGATAATTCTGGTGGAACTGATTGGCAAACTGTTATTACTGCAGATCCAGCTAACGCTGTAGCAGGTGCAGGTTATTTTTGTGACACTTCAGGTGGAGCATTTACTGTAACACTTCCAACTTCTCCAGCTTTAGGAGATGAAATATCATTTGTAGATTATGCAGGCACATTCGATACAAACAACCTTACGATCGGTCGTAACGGCAATCCAATACAAGGAGCAGCATCTGACCTAACCGTTTCAGTTGAAAGAGCAGGTTTAACTCTTGCTTTTGTTGACGGGACTCAAGGTTGGTTGTTGAAGAATAAATAATGTCGACATATAGAGGTATTCAAGGTTTCTCAGTTCAAAATCTTACTGCTGACCCAAGCGTCGCAGTTGATGGACAGCTATGGTACAATTCAACCGATAGCGTTTTCAAATATAATAAAACAACAAGTTTCACTGGTTGGGCTACTGGTGGGAATATGAATACAGGAAGACAACAAGTAGCCGGAGCTGGTACACAAACAGCAGGACTTGCTTTTGGCGGTGAAACACCTCCGCCTACTACAAATTTAACAGAAGAATATGATGGCTCAGCTTGGACAACTGGTGGAACTATGGCAACAGCAAGAAATTTATTAGCAGGAGCAGGTATTCAAACTGCGGGTTTAGCTGCTACAGGTAATACAGGTGTTGGAGCTACAACAAATGTAACAGAAGAATATGATGGTTCAACTTGGACATCAGGAGGTAATGTTTCTACAGCAAGAGGTTATTTAGGAGGTGCTGGAACTCAAACAGCAGCAGTTATTTTTGGAGGAACTGCTGGTCCTTCTAATTTAACAGATACAGAAGAGTATGATGGTTCGTCTTGGACAACTGGTGGAGCTTTAAATACTGCAATAATGGGTATGGGAAGCGCTGGAACTCAAACAGCAGCACTTTCTTTTGGAGGAAAAACTCCTGCTACAACTCAAACTGAAGAATACGATGGTTCATCTTGGACAACTGGAGGAGCTATGGGAACTGCAAGATATTATGTATCAGGTGCTGGAACTCAAACAGCAGGACTTGCATTTGGTGGAGCATTTCCAGCTAAATCTGCAACTGAATTATACGATGGCTCTGCTTGGGCATCTGGTCCAAATATGACTACAGCAAGATACTTTATGGCAAGCGCTGGAACTCAATCAGCAGCGTTTGGTGCTGGCGGTGAACCACCTGTAACAGCAGCAACCGAAGAATTTAACTCAGGCGTCTCGCCTTTTGTAGCTTGGTCTACGGGTGGGAATTTAGGAACAGCGAGATATGCTTTAGCTGGGGCTGGAACTCAAACAGCTGGTTTAGCTTTTGGTGGTGAATCACCTGGAGGACTTTCATCAGCAACAGAAGAATATGATGGATCCTCTTGGACAGTTGGCGGAGATTTGACTACGTCTAGAAAATTTTTAGCAGGATGTGGAACTCAAACTGCAGGTTTGGCTATTGGTGGTGAAGTTCCAGCTGATTCAAATGTAACTGAAGAATATAATGGTTCCGCTTGGACATCTGGAGGAAATTTAGGTACAGCAAGAGGCAGATCGGCAGCAGCTGGAACTCAAACTGCAGGTTTAGTATTTGGTGGAGAACCGAGTCCAGTATCAAATCTTACAGAAGAATACGATGGTAGTTCTTGGACAGCTGGTGGAAATATGGGAACAGGTAGATATAATTTAGGAGGTGCTGGAACTCAAACAGCAGGACTTGCTTTTGGTGGCCTTTCTCCTTCATCAGTAACCGAAGAGTACAATGGTACCGCTTGGACAAGTGGTGGAGCTTTAAATGTGGCAAGAGATAGACTAGCAGGCGCTGGGTTGCAGACAGCAGCACTTGCGTTTGGAGGTGAAAACCCACTTCCAACAAGTTCAGCAACCGAACAATACGATGGATCCTCTTGGACAACTACCTCATCTATGAATGTAGCTAGAGCTAATTTGGCAGGAGCTGGAATACAAACAGCAGCTATAGCTATGGGAGGCGAAAGTCCTCCACTTGGAGGTAATATAACTGCAACCGAAGAATACAATGCTTACGGACCATCAACAGCAACAATAACAACAACTTAATTAACAAAGGAGAAAACTATGACAAAAACATATCAATACTGTGTAGCAGAAAACTGGGGAAAGGGTTTCATTGATCACAATGAATCTTCTCGAATCACGTTTGTCGGCTATCCTGGTAATGTTTGGCAAGTTCCAGCGTACAACAAACACGGTAATCTTTGGATTGCTAAAGTTGCTGGATCTGTTAAAACATTAGCTGAGGCACAGGCGATTGTTTCGGCTGAAGTCACTGCAGCACAAGCTGCGTGGGATGCTTTACCTGATGCTGAAAAAGCACCAGCAGTAGAGGGTAACACAAGACCAGCGGACATAACATTAGAGGAATAAAAAATTAAATGTCTGAGTATAAGGAAATAAAAGGTATTAAGGTACAGGACTTAAGTGCCGATCCCCCTGCGCCATTTGTTGGAGAAGTATGGTATAATAATAGTTCAGGTGATCTGAAGTATTTTGTTATACAACCAGCAGCTTGGGCTACGGGTGGAAATATGGGAAATGCAAGATATCGTATGGGATCAGCAGGAACACAAACAGCTGGTTTATGTATTGCTGGTGGTAATACTGCTCGAACTAATTTAACTGAAGAATACGATGGTTCAACTTGGACAGCTGGTGGAAGTTATGGATCAGAAAATAGAAAATTAGCAGGTTGTGGTATACAAACCGCAGCGCTTGGTTTTGGAGGTGAAAGACCAACCGAGGATGCTACTGCACAAACGTGGGAATATGATGGATCTAGTTGGACAGCAGGTGGAGCTTTAGGTACAGCTAGAAATTCTTTAGCAGGTGCTGGAACACAAACAGCAGGGCTTGCTGTTGGTGGATTTTTATTTCCTTTTGCAATTACAAATGCTACTGAAGAATATGATGGTTCAGCTTGGACAGCTGGAGGAAATTTAGCTAATGCAAGAGGTAGATCAGCAGCTGCTGGTACACAAACTGCAGGAATTAATTTTGGTGGATTGGATCCAGTAAGTCCATCAAATGCAACTGAAGAATATAATGGTACTTCTTGGACAGCTGGTGGAACTATGAATACGGCAAGATATGCTTTAGCGGGATCAGGTAATCAAACAGCAGCTTTAGGATTTGGTGGATATGCTCCGCCAGATATAGCAGCAACTGAACAATATGATGGTTCAACTTGGACTAATAGTTCACCTTTAAATGTCGCTAGACGAGATTTAGGAGGAGCTGGAACTCAAGCACTAGGATTAGCTTTTGGTGGAACAACTCCACCTATTACAGCAGCAACCGAAGAATACGACGGTGGTGGACCTGCAACATTTATAATAGGAACAGATTAATATGTCAGATTACATAACTATAAAAGGACAAGATATTCAAGTTGTATCATCAGATCCAGCGAATCCAACGTTGGGGCAGATTTGGTATAATACAACGTCTCAGTCTTTAAAAGGTGAAGAATTTAGTTTATTAGGAAGTTGGGCTACAGGTGGAGCTTTGCCAGTAGCTAAATCTTATTTAGCAGGTTGTGGAACACAAACAGCAGCATTAGGTTTTGGTGGATACACTGGTCCTCCAGCTGCAAACTCTGCAACCTCAGAAGAATATGATGGCTCTACTTGGACAGCAGGTGGAACTATGGCAACAGCAAGAAAAAGATTAGCAGGCGCTGGTACACAAACGGCAGGACTTGCTTTTGGTGGTACCGCCGCTACTTATTCAGCCTTAACAGAAGAATACGACGGTTCAGCTTGGACAGCTGGTGGTGCTCTGGGAACTGCAAGAAATGATTTAGGGGGAGCTGGCACTCAAACTGCAGGTTTAGCTTTTGGTGGTAATGATCCATCTCCAGGTTATTTAACTGTAACAGAAGAATACGACGGTTCATCTTGGACAAGTGGTGGAGCTTTACCAACAGGAACTTCTAGTATAGCGGGAGCTGGAACTCAAACTGCAGGTTTAGGGTTTGGTGGTTATAATACAACTTTTGCAATCGAAACATATGAATATGATGGTTCGTCTTGGACAGCTGGTGGGAATTTAACTACAGGAAGAATGAAGTTAGGAGGAACAGGTACACAAACTTCAGCTTTAGCTTTTGGAGGAACCGTGTCTGGATTTGGTAGAACAGCGGCAACTGAACAATATGATGGTACTTCTTGGGGAGCAGCATCAAGTATGAGTATCTCAAGAAATAATAATCCAGGAGCCGCAGGAGATACATCTGCAGGTTTAGCTTGGGGTGGTAGAATAGATGGTGCTGACACAACAACAGCAACCGAAGAATTTACAGGTGCAGGACCAGTAACGGTTACAATATCTGGTTCTTAAACCTTGCAATATCTTTTAAATCCTTTATATATTACTTAAACATAAAGGAGAAGAAATGACTACAGAAAAAAGAAATATCCAACCGTTAATAGAAAAAGAAGAAGAGCACCTTCATAATATTTTGCCTGCAGAAGATGTTGAAGCATTTAAAAATATGGTAGGTGAGTTCAGAGATACTTGGACTAAGAAACAAATTTTCAGAACAGAGACAGAAGCTAGAATATCCGTACTTCAAGATATGAAATATCCAACTAAAGCT